TGTTTACTGAAAAACGTAAACCAAAAAGTCCAATTAAGTTCCAACTTCAATTAAATGAAGAACAAAAAGAAACAAAAGCAAAAATTCTAGAAAATGATATAACAATCATTACAGGGCAGGCAGGAAGTGGTAAGACATTAGTAGCAGTCCAAACAGCGTTAGATCAGTTATTCAACAAGGAAGTTGAAAAAATCATTATAGCACGACCAGTAGTAACAGCTAAAGAAGAAATTGGCTTTTTACCTGGTGGAATAAAAGAGAAATTAGATCCATTCGTTGCTCCAATATACGATAACGCATATCGTTTATACGATAAAGTAAAGGTGGATAAGTATTTTGAAGATGGAGATATTGAAATAGTTCCATTTGCATTTATGCGTGGACGTAACTTTTCAAACGCATTTATTATTGTAGACGAGGCACAAAACGTTACTGATTCACAAATGGAAATGGTAATATCTCGTTTATGTAAAGGAAGTAAGATGGTAATTGTAGGCGATACTACTCAGATAGATTTAAAATCTAAAAAAGATTCTGGTATGTATTTTCTATCAAAGCAAGTAGCTGGATCTGTAAAAGGAGTTGCTGCTATTACTTTAAAAACAAACCATAGACACCCAATTGTGGAGTCAGTTTTAAATATGTATAAAGAATTAAGAGACTTATAGTATATTGTACTAAGTCAATATTTATAACAAACACTACCTATTTGATTAATGGCTAACATAGCAATATATACTGGTTCAACTTTTTTTACTACTGGATCTACTCCATTTGGTTTTTATGATGCCGATTCTACATTTAGAACCGATGCCGATAAAGTAGTAAAGTGGTGTGCACAACGTTTAGGATATCCAATTGAAAATATTGAATTACAAGATATTCAATTCTATGCTGCATTCGAAGAAGCAGTTACAATATACGGAAACGAAGTATATCAATGGAAAATTAGAGAAAATTACATTTCGATGGAAGGATCCTCAACTGGATCGGCTCTAAATAACCAAGTAATTACTCCTAATTTAGCATCTACAATACGTATTGCTTCAACTTATGGTTCTGAAGCTGGATCCGGTGGTACTACAACTTATTATACAGCATCAATCCCAGTTACAGCAGGTAATCAAAATTATAATTTAAATACTTGGGCAAGTGCTTCTGCATCACTACAACCAGGCGATTCGATTGAAGTAAAAACAGTATTCCAACAAACTCCACCAGCAATTGTTCGTTATTTTGACCCATATGCTGGTACAGGTACAGGTATACAATCATTACTTGAAACATTTAACTTTGGATCATATTCCCCAGGTATTAACTTTATGTTAATGCCATTAAATTTTGATATGTTAAAATTGCAAGCAATCGAATTGAATGACCAAGTTAGAAAATCAGCATATTCGTTTGATTTAATAAATAATCAATTACGATTATTCCCAATACCAGTAGCAGATACTACTTTATTATTTCATTATATTAAAAAATCAGAACGCAATCAAGCATTTATAAGTGGATCAGCTAATAATCTGATTACAAATATTTCAAATGTACCATATAATAATCCAGTTTACTCTCAATTAAATTCAGTAGGTAAAATGTGGATATTCCAATACACATTAGCGTTAGTAAAAGAAATGTTAGCATATGTACGTGGTAAGTATGGTACTATACCAATACCTGGATCTGAAGTAACATTAAATCAAGCTGATTTAATTGCTGATGCTCGTTCTGAAAAGGCAGCATTATTAGAACAATTAAGAACAACATTAGAAGATTCATCTAGAACAAAACAATTAGAAAAACGTTCAATGGATGAAGGATTTGTAAATCAAACTTTACAACAAGTACCATTACCGTTTTATATATTTTAATATGAAATTATTAGATTTACTTTTAGAGGCGTTTGAAACTTATTTTATGCAAGTCATAATTAAGGTAGAGAAATCAAAAGCAAACCAGACAGAAATTTATAATCAAGTTAGAGCAATTAAAGATGTTGTTGTAATTAAAATAGTTACAAACGATAAATTAGAATCATTATCTGATGCTAATTACGATTATGCTTTACTTGAAATTAAATTTATTAACGAAGGTACTCCGGAAGAAACAATTAAAATGATTAAAGATGCTGCTTTAGGTATTAATGGATTAGTTAAGTTCTTCCCACGTGAAAAATCATTAGTGAAAATCAGAAACTACTAATATGGCACTTTTTGGAGGTTCTAGAGACATATCTTTATTTCGTCATATTAATAAAGAATTGATTAATAATATCATTCAACAATCTGTTGGATATTACAAAATAAATTTAGATAGAACCGAATCTAATCTGTACGGAGAATCATTAACAAAAACATATAATGATCCTATTTTAGTAAATTGTCTAATTGAACGTAATGCTCAATCATGGACTGAAACTGAATTTGGTACTGATGTTACACGTGAAATTAATGTACGTTTTCTACGTGATATTCTTGTGGATATTCAATTAGTGCCTGAAGTTGGCGATGTTATGTTATGGCAAGAAAACTATTATGAATTATCGGGAATTGTCGAAAATCAATTTGTAGTAGGTAAAGATCCATCATACGCATATGATGATACTGCTGATTTTGGTTCCAGTATTTCAATTATTGTAACTGCTCAGTACATACGTCCTGAAAAGTTAGGTCTTAAACAAGAACGATTATAATGGCTAGAGACTTAAAACCACTTCCTAAAAACCAATCACAAGTCGTTCAAGAAGCGTTTGTTCCTTACATCAATAAAGTAAGTAAAACACCGTCTGATACTGTATTTTCAAAAAATAGAGCAAAAGAAATATCATTTAAAGGTAAAAAACAAAAAGATTTTTCTGTATCATTAAAAGATCATGATGAAGTAATTAAATATTACTTTGAAAATACAATTAAACCAACAGTAATACAAAATGGAGAACGTTTACCTGTTCCTATTATGTATGGATCACCAGAACGTTGGAAATCAGTTCAAGCTGAAGGTGCTTTACGTGATAAAGATGGTAAATTAATGGTACCTCTTATTTTATATAAGCGCGATACCTTAGAAAAAAATCGTTCTTTAGGTAATAAATTAGATGGAAATAAAGTTCATCATTATCAATTATTTGAACAAAAATTTAATTCAAAGAATCAATATGATAAATTTTCTTTAATTACTAATAGACAACCTAATAAAGAGGTGTATATGTCTGTTATACCTGATTATGTTACTTTAACGTATTCATGTATTATATTTACTGATTATGTAGAACAAATTAATCCAATTATTGAAGCAATTAATTTCTCATCTGATTCATATTGGGGTGATTTTTCTCGTTTTAAATTTAGAGCAAGAATTGATCAATTTTCTACTGTAACCGAAGTAACAGCAGCTGATGGAAGAGCAGTTAAATCAACATTTAATATTATTTTAAATGGATATATAATTCCAGATACAATAAATAAGCAAATAGCTAATAACGATATATACTATGGAACTTCCCAGGTTATATTTATGGTGGAGACAACGTCTGAAGATCTTAATGCTTTAGATGCTGAAGCACAAACAGTAACTACAGTACCAATGAATTCAACAACTATATTTGAGGGAACAAGTAATATAACAGTCCAAGGGGCCGATCTTAAAGATCTTATTTATTTAGGTACTACAGTAGCTAAAACCTCTAATACAGTAAGTCCAACAACTGCTATTTTCCCTTCAGCATCTATATTACAGGTGCCTATAGGTTCATCATTACCACCAACATCTAAATATAATTTTGTATTTTATGTTAATGGTGTTTTTCTTCCTCATGATTATGTAACTTCATTTGTTGATAATGGAAACAATACTTGTACATTAACGATTAATGCTGCCGGTTTAGGATATTATTTAACTGATAAAGAAGTAACAGCAATAGGTAAATTCCAATAATATGCCTCAAATTACATTAGACCAAATATTTTCTCCATTAAGATTAGATCCAAACGATCCATTAAGATTGTTAATGTCTGGTAGTTTTTCTGTAACTGGTTCTATAAATACTAAACAAATTGATGCAAATATTCCTGCATTAATAATTTCAGGTTCTCAAAATACTGTTAATGCTAGTGGTTCTCTAACAGGTTCAATTAATATATTCAACACAGTTGTTGCTGATGTTAATGGAATAGATGGAAATGTTGTATATAGTGGTAGCTATGGTGATTATTCTTAAATCACCCGATATTTATACACAGCCCTATATAGGTGTCTATTAGTATATACTGTTAATAATTAGCAAATGTCTCAAAATATCAGGCTTAAAAGAAGTGCTGTACCTGGTCGTATACCTACTGTAGAACAATTAGAGTTAGGTGAAGTTGCATTAAATACCTACGACGGTAAATTATATCTAAAGCAAGATATTAATGGATCTGAAGCTATAGTTGATGTTGGATTTTCAGCATCATATGCTTTATCCGCATCATACGCATTATCAGCATCATACGCACAATCAAGTTCATATTCTGTATCGAGTTCATACGCTCTTTCATCTTCATATGCATTATCGGGATCATATGCTTTAACAGCATCTTTTGCTCCTAATGCTAGTTCAGCAGTTAGTTCATCATACGCCGCTACCGCTTCATCTGCTAATGATTTTTTAGTAAGAGGCACATTAACAGCTCAAACAATTGTAGCCCAAACAATAACTTCTTCAACAGAATTTATTACTGGCTCTACTAAGTTTGGTTCATTACTATCAAATACACATCAATTTACTGGTTCAATATTTGCTACTGGTTCATTTACTGTAGGTGGTACTTTAATAGCTACTACTTTAAGTGGTTCGGGTGCTGGTTTAACAGATGTTGGTGTAGTTGAAAAAGTATTCTATGTAGCCGAAGACGGATTAGATACAAATGATGGTAAAACATTATCATCTCCATTTAGAACTATAAAAGCAGCTGCAATTGCAGCATCTGCTTCAAGAGCCGCTAATCCTGGACTACCAGTATACAGACAAAGCATTCAAGTTAAAAGTGGATATTATACAGAAGAAGCACC